AGAAGCGGCATCATACGTTACAGTGATCAAACCCATCTCGGTAATGTTACCAGTGAGTATATTACTCATGACTTACCCCCATATCCGGCAAGCGGTTTCGCCACGAGCTACAACTCCACCGTACAGCAGGTCAATACGACATGGGATGTCATCAGAATCTATTCGATACTGACGAACAATACGCATTGAGATACCATCTAGTACCTGACGAGAAGCAAAGTGAACACCATTAGGCATTTCGAGGTCGGTTGTGCCAACTACGAAAGAGTCCTTATGGTAGGCAAGGCTTTGCGGCCCTGTTCCGCTTGCAGTACCCACGAAGGTAACAGTAGAGCCATCAACAACAGCAGCAGCGTAGGTTGCACCCACTACGTTCTGCAGACCTTCTGCATCAGCAGCATAGATCGGATTGGCGATATCAATAGTCCACTGATTACCAGCGGCGGTTTCGTCATTTAACACAACGAACTGATAAAGCTCACCCGTTGACTGTTTAGTCTCTGGATTACAAGCGTAACAACCAGCAATGGTGAATACCTCACCCGCAGTGATTGTTTCTGTACCGTTTACACCATCAACGACGATAGACTGGGCACCGGCAGACGGAGTTGCAATGGTATCGCCATCAACTGCAAAAGTATCAGTATCCAGACGTGTACCATTGGTATGCACCGGAACTGACTGACTCATTGCAAGTTCCCTGAAACCGAGCTGGTTATCAGCCATCAGTCCAGAACGATAGTTCTCGGCAATCAAGCTCTGAGCATTGAACAGTCCTTTCAGGCCATCGACAAGACCCGCATTCGCATTTGGGTCAACAGTAGCGTAGCGTTGACTCATTGGTGTAGCTGCATGGCTCATCTTCTTGTGAGCATCCAGTAAGACCTTAGCCGTTGCCGGAGTAGTGCCTTGTGTACCCACCGAATTACCAACACCTGCATAGGCCATTGCCATCATGTCATAATCGAACATTGAGGCAAGAACCGAAATACCAGGCGCAAGGATTCGTTCAGAGAACGTATCAATGTCATTGGTCAGCTCTTCGGTGAGGAACGAGGTGTCAACGTGACGCTGAGTACCCACTGTCAAAGTTACGGCCTGCTCAACGGTATCAATCGTGTCACCCGTAGCAAGTGCTGCACCTGTATTGGTAACGTACTTGTTAGGTAAGCGAATACGGATAGCACCGCTGTTTTTCTGACCACCCAAAGTATTGGAGTTGTCATACTGACGGTTTACATTGCGACAAAACACAATGTTATTATGAAGAATCGTTAACGCCTCTTTCGTGATAATGTCGGGGGTTAACGCACTATTTGTTGCTGTAGCCATGATTGGCCCTCCTTAATAAGGCATTCCCTGCTTGCGCCTAAATTCCATGTATTGTTTCGTAGACATTTTCGAGGGATCAGTAATCCCTGAATCACCGCCTTTCGTTGGGGTGATTGGCTCCGGTGCGCTTGATTGTTTAGGTTTAAAACGATTCGCAATCTTGTCGATTTCTCGAATCTGTGAAGCAAAAGGAAGGCGTGCAATACGCGCTGCCTCTGCATGGTTGTCACCAAGAAAGTATGCGACCTCGCCGCCTTTATCCGATTCCATAATTGCAAACGTCATGGGTTCAGTCATGGACTCCCTTGGAATGGAAATAAGTTTATCTTCAAAATCATCGTACTTATCAGCGGCATCTGCCATCTGATTATCCCAGTTCTTATGAACTTCTGGTGATACAGGATCGCGCATTTCCTGCCTTTGTGGCTCGCTCGTTCCTGCATTGACCGGCTCATTCACTGGTGACGAATTTCTCGAAGAATCTCTCCATTCAAAAAGCGCATCTTCATAGCTTTCTTCTGTTTCATAATCAACCCTGCTTGGCCTCAATGGAGGGGGGTTAATCACCTTGTCGAGCTTTTGCTCGATGTTGGTGAATTTATCTTCTAGTTTTCTAGCACGTTCTTCTGCTTCAAACCTTGCCTGCTGCTCATTATGGAGCTTTCGGCGCAATCGTTGTTTTGCGTTCTGACTACGTGATTTCTTTTCTGTTGTTTCAACAACTTCCTCGCCAGTTTCTTCACTGGCTTGTAAAGACTCCTCCTCGACTTGAGGGGCTTCTTCAGTGGTATCGACCTCTTCTTGAAGGTCTTCAGACTGCTCTGACATAATATCCTCTATTGGACTGGTGGGGGATTCTGTGGTTGTGCAACAGGCTCAATGGGTGTTTCTATCTCACCTGCCTGCCGGATGATTTCTGTTGCTCGAACAAGGATTTCCTCATCTCTTATATCTTCTTCGGCGAGAAGCTTGAGTAATTCAACGCTAATCTTGTCGCCCTTGTCCTCAATATCACCAATAGCTTTAATCCTGTCGGTTCTTGCTTTGTACTTATCGACTTTTAAATTCTCATTATTCAAGGCTTCTTGTACGGCCTGCATAACGGCTTGCTGCATCTGCTCCTGAGTAGGACGCTTGTCTTGCAATCTTGCGGCGATATCATCAGCCCCAGGCCAGTCGAGGTTCTTCGCTATCAGGTCGAGGATTCTCGGCGCAAGACTTGGGGCGTACTGAATCAGTTCCATCATCGACTCTGAAGCCTGCTGTCTTTGAGTGGTATAAGAAGCACCTACATCAATGGCTATTTCATACTTACCCACCGACAAATCATAGACATTGACCCATTTATTTGATTCATCATCAAATATGGCGTTGTTAACTGTGACCATTTCTTCCTGGTCTTCAGGGGTTTTGATTCTTACGATTCTTTTCGTGTCATAAACACGCGGGATCATATCAACCAGCACTTCGTAAGAGTGCTGTAGCGATAAAGCTCTGTTATCGTGGAAATGATAAGTACCTACATCACCCTCGATCTTACGCGCGTTAATCGCCTTACCAGACCTTTCGTTTGAAGGCGCTCCTAGAGAGGCTTTGTACATCCCACTGGAAGCATCTATGTCCTGATCGGCAATACCGGACTCAGTTAACCAACCCGATGAGGGTTGTGGTGGTGGCTGACGCTCCGGCTTTGGCACACCTGGAACATGTTTATATACGAGTACAGATAGATTCTTTGTATTGGCCGTTTCCCAATCTTTCTTATGTGAACCTAGTTGGCCTTCTTCCATCACCCACGGGGCTTTAGGGGCTAACGCGGTCTGTTCGACACTCGCCGTTCTCGTATAATTATAGATTCTCTGCGCGTCTTTGGCGTACCGAATCACCCCCCGATAATAGGTCTTACCTCTTACGTTTAATTCCTTACCGTAACAAGGAATGATCGGGATATATTTTGAAGGGAAATCGCCTCTTTTAAAAACTTCTGTACAGCCTAATTTGTACCACTCAACTTTATAGGTGTCTACAGTACGTTCTTTTTCCGGTTCTGCACCAGATTCTTTCAGTTCGTCACGGATATCCATCGTGTCGTCTTTAACTCTTACTACCTTTCCGCCCATCAGCCAAAGAATCGCTTTCATAGGAACTCTGCGGAAGTATTCGGCAATCCTTACCTTATCACCTTCTTCCCAGAGTTGACGCTCTTCGCCTCTGTTCATTTCCCAGTCAGCACCGGGATAGTCATCTTCATCAACCATCTGGGTGATAAAGCCCCACATGGCATCCTTTTTAGTGACTTCTTCTGCAGAAGGATCGAGATATACCCGCATTGAATTGTTGATTCGCTTAATCCGAATATCCTGGTCGAACGAGTCATCATCATTATATTTAGTAATTAATCGCCAGTAGCCAAAACCATGCCCTACCGCATGATCAAAAGCTGTATCATAAGCCGTCTTCGCATTAGAAACGGCTTCGATATTCTTGATAATCCCCGTTATGACTTCGGCTTGATTAAAACGTCCGTTACTTTCGGTAACGTCTAAAGGACGCACAATTACGCCCATACGGTTCATGCGCTGATCACCCGTAACCTGATCGACCCTTTGCTCCAGTTTATTTACTGTAAGAATAGGGCGCTCTTCGCGCACTCGCTTTTGTCGAGCACCTTCTTCCCACTGATCACCGTGACGGAAATTAATATCATCCAGAGCTAATTCGCGGTTGCTGGCTTCTGCTTCGTAGGCAATCCTAAAGCGTTTACGCGCCTCTTTTAATAAATCATCATCTTTCATGACCACATAAAGCCTACATTTTCGTTATTATGATTAAGGGTGACGGGTTCGTAATTAACCGGAATGGCATGGCGGATACCCATCACACCCACGCGGCTGGCGGCCATGAAGTCATCTTCTCTATCAACAATCTTTCCATCTTTCATGTGATAGTTCCTGACCTCATCGAAAAAATCCAATACCGTTGAAAATACCTTTAAACGACCATCATTCATCCTAGCGGACATCTCGGTAACGCCGGGAAGGATCTGAATTCCACCCGTACCCTCTTCTTTGTATTCTTCAGGGGGATTAGTAAAGTGATTTCTCAACATATTCACTCCCGCAGACATATACTGTTCCTTAGTCGTACCACCCTGTCCCAAGGTTTTATTACCGTCGTGAGGCCATTCAACCGGCACTAAATGAGTATGGGGTTTCATTACGATCTGAGCAGCAACTTCGGGGATTTCTTTTCCTATTACTCTAAAACCGTCATAGATATAAATCGTATCTGTCTCAAGGTCGTGGGCTAGTCTTACGAAAGCAGTCGGATGTGAAGTCGATGAAAGTCCACCAAAATCTATCGCGTCTAACCTCGGCCAATGATCGGGGATTGGAATAGGATCAGTTTTGTACTTTTGCTCTTGATGGGTGAAGACAAGTCCGGTTCCCATGACAGGGATACCTTTCATCCGCATCTTCATCATATAGGGCAGATTGTCCTTTTCCGCCTGGGTTATGGTTTCCCGGGTGATATGACCGGTTTTGCCAAATAAAGTCTCTACCTTGTCAAATTCTATAGACTCACCATCTTCAAATTCATAAGTAAAGTCTTCACCAGAGGCGTCCTTCCACTCAGCGGTGTGTAAACTCCATTCATTCTCAACCTTTATTACAACATCAGTACGTCCGTTCTCCGGCGTCCACGTCAGTCTAATAAAGCCTTTGGAGGCGATACAGCCACGACCCATCTGACCCAATATGTCCATTGGGGGTTCTTCGTCACCATGATAAACATCAACGGTATCGCCCATCCATGCCTCTTTTCCACTCTCATACGAGGAAAAACTTAGATTAGACCAGCCATCAAATACACCATTGGTATGGTGTTTTACTTTTATATGGGTGAAGGCGTCTGTAACACCTCTTTTTAACGAGATTTTATTCTTGTCGAGACAGTTCTTTGGCAACCACCCCGTCCCCAAAGTATTAAATTTATCGACAGGATCACCACAGAGGGCTTTTTGAAGTAAATCTCTTGTCTTGTCGTTGTTAATCGAACCACAAACGATATTTACTGGCTTTTCAAATCTATGACCTTTGTACCAGTCAGGATAAAGACCCGTTAAGTCAAAAGCATCTTGAACCGTACCACAGATGGTTTTTCCAATCTGATTCCCTGCCCTTAATCCCTTCCTCTTATCCTCATCGTTGTGGAATTCAACCTGGAACGGATAGGGATCGTAATACTTTAATTTATTGAACTTGATTAAACTTTGTTTCTTTCTCAGTAACTCAAGCTTTCTTGCCTTGGGATCAGTCATTGATGGATTGGACGAGTTCTTCAATTAAAGGCATGGCATACTTAACCCCACCCTCTAAAGTTTTATCTGGAGAAAGACCCTTGATCCACTCAACTGCAGACTTTCTTGCGGCTTTATTTCCATATTTATAATCCATTACTCTCGTCATCAACATATTCGTTTTATTATCAATATAACCCGGCCCCCAAACATTATCCGCTAACTCATAAATAGCTCGATGAGTTCCTTCATGACCTACCGTCTGAGGTCTGTTTTGACTTTGCACCGCCTGATTAAAGTAAGCCGTCTGATCTGAATACTTGAGATTAGAACGATCCTCATCCGACATCTCTCCTTCACTCAAATATTTATATAAAGCCTTAGCCGCCTTCTCATCCATACCAGAAGTACGTTCGGTCATCTCACGCCAGTTACTTCCCGAAGGTAAGGTAGCACCCCACATCCTCGTCCTAGCACCCATATTCAACGGATCGTAATTGGGCGGAACGTAGACATCGTATTGTGGTTTAAATCCCTTTCTCATAAGAGGATGCTCCATAGCCCTTTCATATTCAGGCATCGGCTCAACATCAGTAACACCACGATGAACATTCCTTCCAGTCCAACCCCTTTGAGCTACCGGCGTATTGGCCCACTGGTAATATCCCGTTACATTACGTGGATCACGACTCGGCGCACTCATCTTGTACGCTGGATCGCTTAGGTCGGTTAGCTTGTTCATCTAAGCAATTTATTTCCCTTAAAAAAGATATTCTTCTCCATATTATGCTCAAGCATCTTCAATGCTTCTCTGGTGACTTCTTCAGGGGTTAAAAGGATAGGCTCCTTATATTGAGCCAGTGCCTCTTTAGCTATTATTCTTGGGGTGTAATCGTAAGAACTCATTGCGCTTAACTTTGCAACTACTGGAACAGCAGCAACCCCTAGTAAACCTTTTATAAAATTACGTCTTTTCATCTCATCTCTCCTGGTTGGAAAAATCACTCTCGTGAATTATATCAGGGGTGGCCTGCGAGATTCGAACCCGCTTCCCCCGGTGTCACATACCGGACATCACCAGCAATGCTTAGGCCACACCTCATATAACTGTTATTTGGGCATCCTTATCGGTATCCATACGGTGGAACAACCTCATTTTACCTTTGATTTATAAGGGATTATTCTATATTAGTAAGTGGTTATAAAGGCTATTTCTGGTACG